GAGAAACTCGCCACCCATACTCTCGAGTTTCTGCATTACCGCTTTCTCAAGTCCGCCACCGGTCACCAAAGCCGCAACCATCTTTGCGATCTGACCGGTGCCAAACCCTGCCGCCATCAGGCTGTCAACCTCGTATACCGTTGCAACAAATTACGCGCTGCATTTTCAGCTGGCGACCCGCCACCCCCGCTAGAGCTCGACGACGATCCTCCCATCTTCGATGGATCGAAATATGAAATGCGGCTTTCCTTGTGCGAGATTTGCCGTACCGAAGCGTCCCCACGTTGGCTGGAATAATATGAGTCGCGCGTGAATAACAGCACCGCTTGTTTAATTGCTGGTGGCACCTCCTGCGGAATTGCGTAACCTCCCGCGTAAGTTGCTACCACTGACTCCGGCCATTGCGCACCACCGAACAGCGAAAGTTTACCGGACTCAGGATCTATATCAAATTCCGAAACCGTACCGTCAACCGCGATCGACTCAATGTCGTCGAGCTGCACCGGGTACCGCGAAAGGTAAAGTCGGGTAATCGGTTGTTCAATTTCGCGGAAAGTTTCGATCACGGCTTCCTTGGGAAACACCCGGCTGCACAACGTCTGCACTTCATCGGACGATCGCAAGATTATGAACTTCAGTAACTCATCGCTATCGGTACTCGACGGCGCGATCTTTAATGCGACCTTGGCTTCGTATAGCGTGATGAGCGCCTTATCCGGAGCTGGCTTTGTAACGACGACGCTAGAGTGCATTACGCAGTCTCCTCTTGAAACTGCTCGAACAAATTGCGCAACGAGATAACCGGACCGCGTTCACCGTCGGACATAATCGGCGATACCTCGTACGTCTCGCGATTAATCTCCCACGTAACAATTTCGATCGTATCCCCGCGATCGCCTTTCAGTCCACGTTCGCCTTGTGGTCCCGGCTTGCCAGTCTTGCCAATTCCAGGACCAGATTTCCAACCGGGTCCAGGACAGATACCCGGATTGTCATACTTGGCAACAAACCATTTACTGTCGAGCGTTACAACGTCCAACTCAGAATACTTTTCTTCAGGATCGAATGTCTCCCTGATGTTCATGGAAATACCATCTTCACCGTCGCGGCCATCTTTACCATTCGCTCCAGGCGAGGCAAGGCAGAGCCAATCATTCGTTCCCGGGATTTTGCCAGTATCTTTCAACGCCTGATATAAACCGCCGTCGTGCGTAACAACTTCACTTTCGTATTGAACTGAACCTTCAATCCATTTCTTTACTTTGGGTAACTTGCCCGGTGCACCGTCGGCACCACGTTCACCTTGTTCACCACGTTCGCCTCGCGTGCCGTCAACGCCGTCTTTGCCTGTTGCACCAGTCGCGCCAATTTCTCCCTGCGCTCCCGGCAACCCTTGCAACCCCTGTTCACCGGCAATGCCAGCCAATCCTTGTAAGCCATCTTTGCCATCCACGCCGTCTTTACCGTCGCGGCCATCTCTGCCATCCTTTAACGTGACCATCCTATCCGTGATAATTTGGTCCCACTGTGTAATTCTACCAGCTACCGCGCCTTCAAGTAATTTCTGCAGACGTTCAAGTTGCAATTCCTTTTCCGCAAAGCGTCGTTCAATATCCGAAGCGAGCGCGGCAATCCTGAACGCTGCCTCTCGTTCAACCCGTCCCGCAACCGCGCCTAATTCTGCTGCCAATAATTCAAATGGAGAGGTGGCGGTCATGCGCTGATCTAAAGAGGGAAGTGAGTTTGGATCTGTCAGCATCGGTTATGCCTTTGGGTTCACTTGGCTGCGGAAGTGGTTTATCCGCTGCCGGTGCTGGCGGTGGCGCTCCCGGTGCTGGAGCTGCTGGGATCTTACCCGCTGCACTCAATGGGACGACCTGCTGCTGTACGCGCGGCTCGTCACCGAACTTTACTTGTTCCATATCGAATGCAGCACGCGCCTCGTTAGGAGAATGAATACCGCCTTGAACCGATCGCACGTAACCCTCTACCCGATCTTTAAAGTTTGATCGCAAGAGCGCAGACGTGTCAAATTCAAGGTACTCATCTGGAACGCCGTCGAGACTAAAAAAGCGTCCCATGGCTTCCTCAATGTGGTTTAAGCAAAAGCCTAGACCCGTTGAGATCCACATCTGCATTAAGGCTTCGGTCGATCCAATCGGTCCGCCACCGATGCCAAACATTTGTAACGGGATACGATACGCCAGCGCGATCCTCGCATCCGATATTTTCATAACGTCCGCGAGCTGCGAGTCAATTGAGTTAGTTGACAATTGAAACGGTTTTAATCCGGCCGACAAAATCGGCGTACCGCCAACCCCGACACCTTTGGATTGTTCATCCCATTTCTGCCGGAGCATATCAGTCTGATCTTTGTCCAGCCGCAGATCGGTGGACAAAACGTGGCTCGGTCGAGCCTGGTTCATGTAGAATTTAATTTGTTGGTTTGCGATCGCATCGGTCAAAGCCATGTCGCGCAGGATTGCCAGCAGCGGAGACATCCCGCGCAACATGTACGGTTCCTGGTTCATCCGGATATGCAGAACGTCGCGTGCGGGTACTAACTCCATTTCTGGTAGCATGCGATCGATAACAGGATTACCACCAAGTCCGTAAAATATTTCGCCGTCGTCCGCAACGTACGGCATGCACTGATTAGGTTCCATCAAATGCAGCGAGTCAATCTCGTAGCGGCTATTACGTAGCGCCAGCGCATACGTGTTGCCATCCGCGTAGAGCGAACGAACGGCGTTCAGCATGAAATCAGAAATAGTTTGATAGTCGTTTGGGTAACGCAAGAACCGCGCCAAATCTGAAGTCATAATTCTTTTGCGGCCACCTTTGTCATCGGATAGCCAATGATCGCCTGGACACATCGCAGTCGTCTGACTGTAAGAATTAATGCACGCATCGACCATCGCCGATGGAGAAAATCTTTGAATACTGCCGCCGTTCTGCCACCAATTATCAGAACTGTCAGCCGGTAGCCACCCGCCACTAACCGGCAAGATCCACGGTCCTGGACGATAGTTTCCCTCTGCCGCTTTTGTAATGGCACGACCGACCCGCGCGACAATATCTTTAAGCGCCATGATACTTTCCTAAATGAAACGTGACCGAGCAGAATATCTGACAGGGTTAGTAATGGGGTGGTTTCAAGCCAAAGACCCTACCCGATCACGTCCTTGTTCAACTGGCGCTGGTGGGGAACACCCGGTGAACCAGTTGTCCAAATGCTACTTATTAACGGCACGAGTTTCGTAAGTACCACGCTGTGCCGGTTTTGCTTCCGATTGTTTTGTCTGCGCTCCCGGGACCGGCTCCGGTCCGCTACCGTCGTCTTCCTTTTCCATAACGTTGCACCCCATCACCGCAAGATCATTTTCTTCCTGCGTCGGGGTTGGCTTGGAAGCTGGCAAGCCTTCTTTCGCGCCAGCCTTACTCGCCTCTTCACGCGCCTTGCGTTCTTCGCCAAGTTTCTTCTTGGCTTCCTCGGCACGCTTCTTTTCGTCGTCCGTGCGCTGCTTGGCAGCAGCGTCGGCCTTGGCTTCGTGGTCAGTCATCTGACTGCTCCTTATGTTGGCTCTGGGAAATTTAACATTCCCCGATGTGAACGCGCAACTTCATCATAAGATCTAGCTGCCTCTTCTTCGGTGTCGAATAAACCAAGATACCGTACACCTTTACCTACGATGTGAATACGGGCTCTCCAACCTTTGCCACCCCAAAAATCAACGCCGCGAAATTTACTCTTTCCCATTGCACGACGATTGAGATTTTGTAAGCTAGCATCAGCACTCCATTCGACATTCTCAGAAGTATAATTACCATCGTTGTCAATACGTGTAAGTTCGTGCTTTAAGCTCGGACGCACACCCATGTCAGCGAGGAAGTTTTCAAACTTACGCCAGCGCGCACACACTTTAATGCCACGACCACCGTAGTCCTTATAAGACTTACAGTTAACATTTTCACAACGTTTACGCATACCACACCAACTTTCATAAGTCGGTGTCTTAGACATTCCATGTGAACGCGCTGGCATTTTTCAATTCACCACGTCACACCGGAGACCCACGCAACGGTCCCCGGACGACGGATCGTCCAGTTGATCGGCAGGATAAGCCGCAGCGCCAGCGAGTCAGTCTGGAACATTGACTTGACCGGGAAAGCCGCAACCGGTGGCGAACCAGTCGTGGTGATGTCCGTTGGCGAAGTGTCCTCGAGATGTAACGTTGCTTGATCACTGATTTCGAAGCGCGGTCCATCGCCCGTGACGGAAACATAATCCGCCGCGTCCATCGCGATGACAGTACCAAGTGGCACGGTACCCGCATCAATGATCGGCCAACCACCGAGGTTGCCCGCTGCAACTTCAGCTCGGAACGGAAAGGCTCCGAAGCCGGGCATCGCAACGAGACCAAGGCTGTTCACTTGCTGTGGGTTCATAAGCCACACAGGATTGCGAACGTTGCCGAGCGTGCCGGTGATCAAAGCGCCAGTGAGTTGCTTGATATCGCCAATCACTGCCGTGAAGCCACCACCCGCCGTTGGCGTCAAACCGGCAACGCCGTTAAGAATACCGGCCGGACGAACGAGCGTTGCAGGATTTGCATCCAACAAAATTGCGTCCAGAGAAATTGCAGTGTCTTCGCCGATGGCTGCACGCAGCAGACCTTCAATCGCCGGCACTGAGTGTTCATCAATTTCTCGCGTCCAAGTTGTGATGACCGCCATTTTCTTTGGCGTCAAAGTTTGTGACGTGAACGCACCTTGACGGACCGGGATCGGTTGACCTTCACCAACAAACGATCCAGCAATCGACGGCGTGCGCGATCGCGTCGGGATGATGATCTTCCCATTACGGCCGAACGTCAGTCCAAGACCAGCAGCCGAGAGCCTCGGGAATACTGACTTGGGTAGCAGCGTTTCCATAAAGTCAGTGACGATCTGCTGAACGAGCTCTGCTGCCCAGCCGACAACCGTTGTCATAGCCGGAGCAGTCGCCGCGCGCGTTGCCCACTCCACCACCGCACGAGTTTGTTCGTCATCGCCGTAAATGGCTTTGCGAACTTCGCTCGTGTCCTTATGGTGAAGATGCGAAAACAACTGCACAACACCAGACCGTACCAGTAAGTCAGTCGTTGTAAGTTGTTTCTTCGGCATACCGAATGGACGCGGGGAGGCCGCTGCAGCTGCAGCCGGTTTACCCTTGCCAGCCGGAACGATTGCACGACCGGTCGTATCCACCGCCGTCGTTGCCAGATTGCGCTCGGAGTCACGCAGCAGCGTGATGGTCCGTTCGATCTGGGCAATTTCGTCGTTTAGCTGTTTGGTCTTTTCCATCTGCTCGTCGCTGACGTTGTTGTCGTCAAGACTTTCCAGAAAAGATTTCAGCTCGTCGATCTTCTCAACCTTACGCTTTTCTGTATCCGCAATTCTTTGTGAGAGCGACATGGTCGCTACTCCTTTTCGTACATGGTGCATGACGGCTTGCTTGCCGCTGAACCTGCGACGGCGCATGCTGTCTTTATTGCCTTGCTCGGCAAAGACAACATTCATCGTATCAGGGGAAATCTTTAAACCCTTGGCAACCGCCAAGGCATTCGGATTGGCAGGAACGCTCACCAGTGATGTCTCCACTAATTCCTGCTTAGTAAATCTGTAACCGCCGAACGGATCTTCCTTATCCAACGGCTCGTATTCCTTCGGCCGGAAACCAACCGACACGGCTTTAAGAATACCCGCGTCAATCAGTCTGCGAATTTCATCGATGCGCTGGCTGGTGCCTTCCGGAGCCATCTCGAGGTGTCCGCGCAATTGTTTATTTTCTACGCGCAGATTTTTCCACTTGCCGATCGGGAAGTCACTACGGTGGCCGAACAACGCGATGGGATTTTTTTGAAACGCCTCCAGGTCCCAGCCGTCTGACATGATAACGTCGCTCATGCGGTCAGACGTTTCATCGGACATGATGAATTCCATGCCGCTGACTTCAGCAGCATGGGTCTTGTGGACAACTTCTGTCACTTTGCGTTCCTCATCCCAGATCGTTTGACACTCGTCCTGGTCGAGCTCGTCGGTGCACCGATCCATGAAGTCGGAATAATCTTCATCGTCATCCGGTGGCGGCATCTTGACTGACATTGGTAACTCCTTAGGCAGTCGGCACCTCAAGCGCGATAGCAAATTTAACATCGTCTTTCGTTTGATCAACAGGATTGTCGCGCGTACCCGATCGGAGTTTCAACCAACCGATCGACCGCACCCACGCACCAGTCACAACAACGGTGGTATCCGGCTCCGGCGAGATCGTAATCTCCTTACCGTTTTCGTCGTACAGATCGTTGTACATGTTGCCGTCGCTCGACGTTTGAAACGTCATGTTAGCGTCGGTATATTCCTGCGGTACCGTGATGCGTACAATGATACCAGCAGAACAATCAACGCCGTCAGAAAGCGACTCGTCTTTAAGAATGGTTGGTCCGTCTACAATTTGCAGTCCCATGGTGTTACCTCATTGTGAGAGTGACATTCGAAGTACGACATTGCCGGTCATGGCAACTTTTGTTTTACCATCAGCTTCCACGATTTTTAATTCGTGGTAGTACAAATCCGGCTTAAGGCCGAGAGTGTCTTCCGCATCGATCGTAACCTCGAGACTGGTGCCCGCAACCGCAATACCGTCGCTCTGGACTTTTGTCAATAAAATATCTTCGTCCATCGAATACGGTGATCGCGCTAGTTTCCACTCCAGGCTCGTAACCGTTGTCAGATCGTACCCGGTCATGTCCACGCTGATAACCTTATCTTCACCACAGAACAATTGAAAGTTCTGGTTAAGCGCAGCAGTGATATTAATCGGGTCTGGGGTCATCGTTCTGGCTTCATGATATTTGGCGTTGGACCTAACGTACGTTCCATCGACGGTGCTGGTTTAACCGACGACGCGAAAGGGCAATGGCAATCCTAGCAGCAAAGCGATAATCATGTAGAGCGCAATAAGCGCTACGATTATCATGAATACCTTTTGAATTTGTGCCGGGATCGGAAAGCCAAGATAGTTCATGAACCAGACAATCACGAGCCCGATCAGAACGAGGATTGCCACGGTGATCGCAATATTTACGATCCCAAGCAGCACTGCGCCCAATGAAATCATGTCAGTTCTCCATATTCACCGTCCAACAAGAATTGATCCCAACCTGCAGCGGGACCGATGATAACGCACCAAGGTTTAGTCTTTACTAAATCACTTGCACCACCAGCAAACGCATCGCTGATGCGCCGACATTCTTCTTCGGTACCACGATAAAATTCGGCTAATCCCCAGCCGCAATTATCGCACTGTTCAATCCGGTATGTGACGACCCATTCCATGACATACCACCAAGATTATTGTTATGGGGTGCTTTGACGTTGTGCTCTGCCGCATCGGCGTATGTCCTGCACAACCACCCCATAACAATAATTAGAACGTGACTGCCTTAACCGCCCACATCGCAGCATCCTCGTAACATGTTTGAGCTAACGACCATAGCCGCTGATGCTCTCCATCTTTACTACCTTCATTACGCAGCTGCTCACATAGGTCAATCAATTCTGCCGTTTTTTGTTTGAGCTGCATCACTGCAGAATTGTCACTTGGATTAAACTTCACACGTACACGATCTTCACCTAAACTCATTGTCAGCTCCTGTTAAAAAATTAATGTTGCCACGTCTACGTCATCTGCGTATTGACCGGCAACCCCCATGGCCATCGTCAGCGCTACCAGTCCGTCGATGCGACCACTGGATTTGTTCTTGCTCAGTTTGCGGTTCGCGTCATCTTTAGCATCAATAACAGCGCAAGCGGCACACATAGCCAACACGGGATGGTTGCCATGCGCAATCTCCTTTTCCTTAATCGCACCCTCCAGGTCACGGAGTGCTGGAGACATCGACTGGGTACCTTGACCGAATTCTACAAATATTTGTTCAGACTTTTCATCTTTACTCGATGACTGACCCGGCAATTTATGTTCTGGGAAACCGGCCTTGACCAACCACGGCACGAGGTGTTTCATATTCCAACGATCAAAACCTATCTTGCGAATATCGTAAATTTCATAAAGATGAAAGAGCCACTTGGCAACGTACTCGTACGAGATTGTATTCCCTTCGGTGGTTTCTAAAAAACCATCTTCTTTCCAAACGTCGTACGGCACCCGATCTTTCTGCGCCTTCTCACGTAGCCCATAAGCCGGTAGCCAGAAAGTTGGATGGACTTGCCAGACGCGATCCTTCTTGCCGATAAGGACCAGCGCGGTTAAGTCTGCCACGGAGGATAAATCCAGACCACCGTAAACGGCAAGTCCATCCAGCGGCGCAGGAGGCGCACCGCATGTCTGCCAAACCGATTGCGTAACAAACGGGTTATTAATCTCCACCCGCTGGTTCAGCACTAAATTACGGTACTCGGCTTCGCGCGCTGGCATGCGCCGCGCGTCTTCCGCCATCGCTAGTACTTCCTTAGCGTTCAAGAACGTACCGAACGCAGGATTAGCCTGACGAATTGTCTTTATAGAAAATGGATCTGCAGCCTTCGGTGCCGTATAAAGCGAAACGATGGTACGCGGGTCGTGCCCGGCTAACGCATCGTCAATCAAGATTGACAGTAGGTCATTATCGCTTGGCGCTTGCGTCGAGATAATAATTGATAGTGGATCTTCCTGTGCACCCGTTGCGGTCTCGAGCGCCTCGTATAAAGTTGAGCGCGGTCCACGCACTTGGCCTAGCTCATCATGGACGATGAAAGCTGGCGAAAGGCCAAACGCGGTGGAAGCTTCCGCGCTCAATGCTCTGTATTTGGTGCCTCGCGCAATACAGAGCAATTCTTTAGCAGTATCACGCACCGTCACAACGGCTCGCAATTCCGGACCGAGCCGCACGATCTTCGCCGCTAGAGAAAAAATAACGCCAGCTTGTTCGCGCGATTGCGCGGTGGAAAAGAGCTGGCTATTAACGATGGAGCTCTTACCGCAGAGATGATTCAGCAGCAGGAAGGCGCTTAGGCTGGTCTTAGCATTCTTGCGCGGGAAACTGAGGATCGCACGGCGCGTGCCAGCTTCGTTATCATAAATCTTTTTAATCTCTGTCTTCTGCCACGGCTCCAGCTGCACTAATTCGCCGACGTGCTTGCCTTCAGGAATGCGGCAGTACTTCTCGATCCAGTCGATGACGTCCTGGCCACTGACTTTCTTCGGAGGCTCAGGCTGCGGCTCCGAGCGTGCACGACGCTTTTTCTTGGCGGCACGCTTGACTACCATGTGACCAACGGCTCGGCATTCTTATCGGCAGCTCTTGCAGCGTGGCTCTTGGCTGTATCAGCACGTTTGTAATCATAACTCGATTGCTGGGCTAACCGCATCTTAGTCGCCAGCGATGTAATTACTTTTGCCGACTCAAGCCTAAGTTGATAACAGCTCTTCCATTCTTGTTCGTTCTTTGCCTTCTTCGCAGCAGCCATTAACTCGTCGAGATATTCTTGATCTGAAACCTGCTTGCAATACATTTCTAAGAGCGTGTGTGTATGTAACGGAAACCAATTCGGCGGCATACTCTTCACAACCGCGCGCCAGATCTCCGCTTCACGTTTATTTAATGATTTACCAGGATCGGGACGCGCGTCAACTTCAGGCACAGTTGACGTTGCAATCATCGATCGTTCTGCAGCTGATAAGCGGCCTCGAGATAACATATATAGATAAGCCTCTATTACTCCAGCAGTTTAAAAAAAGTCAGT